AGCGGGTTTGAGCTTTGGATTAAGTGCGTGTCAGGCGATGATAAGGCTTGGCGTGAGATGAAGAAGTATCAGATTCAGGACGTAAACTTGCTTGTTGGTTTGTATGAGAAGTTTTTGCCGTGGATTAAGAATCACCCGAACCGAGCCCTTATCGATGGCAGGCCTGAGGCTTGTGTGTCGTGTGGGTCGGACCATTTGCAGTCTCGTGGTTTGGAGACTACGGCTACGGCTCAGTACCGCAGGTTTAAGTGTGCTGATTGTGGCAAGTGGCAGCGTGGCAGTAAAAGCGAGGCTACGAGTACAATGAGAAGCATTTAGGAGGTAGTTATGTCTATGTTGTCGTCTGACGAAAGCCCCAGCTTGTTTGGTGCTGACGAAAACCCAAAACCTCCCGCACAAGCTGTGGAGGATTTTCACACGAATAGTGACTTGGATGCCCGTGCGGAAGCACAGCACCACACTTTAGGTCCGGGCCCTAACCAGGCGTCTCCTGGCGACCACGTACATGATGGTGGTGACTCTGCCTTGTTGTTGGAGGGCGAAACGATTGCGGGTTCTCGGGCAACGGATGCTTGGCGTTTGTCGGTTAATGCTATTCTTGTTCGTCTCGGAGCCACTGACAACTCGACGGCGTAATGCCTACGAAGCAGAGACAACCGACACCGGCTGAGCTTTTACAGCTTGCCGTTGCTGAGCTTGACCAGTCAATTCACAAACCCAACATTCTTAATTATGGGGAAAAGGATTACCCGGAGCAGCTCAGGTTTCATAAATCTGACAAACGTGGGCGGTTTATTTCTGGAGGTAACCGTGGAGGAAAAACCGACGCTGAAGTCGTTGAGTCTATCTGGTGGGCTACAAATACTCACCCATTTCTTAAGCGCCCACCTTCATGGGGGTCTGGACCTGTACAGCTTAGGTTTGTCGTTGTAGACGTTGCCAAAGGTATCGAACAGATTATTTTGCCTAAAATGAAAAGGTGGATACCACGTTCTTACCTTAAGGATGGTGATTGGTCTAAGAGTTGGGATGCAACCAACTACATTCTGACGTTCGACAACGGGTCAACAATTGATTTTGTTACCTGGGGTATGGACATGATGAAGCTGGGTGGTGTTCCTCGTCACGGAATCTTCTTTGACGAGGAGCCCCCTCAGAACATCTTTAACGAGTCCATGATGCGTTTGATTGACTACAACGGGTTTTGGGTTATTGCGGCCACACCAACTAAGGGTATGGGTTGGACGTTCGATTTGCTGTGGGAGCCTGCGAAAGAGGGCAAGGCGGAGGAAATTGACACGTTTACCCTGTCGGCTGAGCAGAACCCGTACATTGAGGCTGACAATGACGACATGAACTTTTACATGATGGGGATGAACAAGGAAGAGCGGGATATCCGTGAAAAGGGTGACTTTGTTGCTCGTAGTGGTCTGGTGTTTCCTGATTTTGGCCAAAACATTGACCGTTATTTAGTGGACTTTGGTCCTGGTGATGTGCCTAAGAACTGGGCTGTGTATGCCTCTGTCGACCACGGTTTGAACAACCCGACGGCTTGGTTGTGGCACGCAGTGTCTCCGACAGGGGATATTGTGACGTTTGCGGAGCATTACCAGTCAAACATGATTGTGTCGGAGCACGCACAGTTGGTGAAGCAGCGGGAGCTTAGCTGGGGCCGTAAACCTGACTCTGTAGAGCGTATGGGCGACCCTGCGATGCGACAACGCAATGGGGTGACTGGTACATCGATTATTCAAGAATATGCGCTCCACGGGGTTTACGTGAACGTTGAGGGCATACCCCACGATGTGATGGTCGGTATCGAAAAGATGCAAGCATACTTTAGACGCCGTAACGACACTCGTTGGGGTCCAGACCGCCCCAAATGGGTTATTTCTCGTAACTGTGCCAACTTTATTCGTGAGCTGAAGAAGCTGCGGTGGTCATCGTACAGCTCAGACAAAATGGCCTACGAGATGAATAAGCAGGAAGTTGTACACAAAAAGGACGACCACGCTTTTGACTCTGCCCGCTACTTTTCTACGACACGGCCTGATTTAAAACCTGTCGATGATTCGGCGGGTACCCAAGACGCTCCCACTACGCTAAGATACGAGGAGTTGCTTTTGAAGATGCGGGAAGACCCCAGTGTCGAGTTCGCAGAAGACAGGGCAATGGACGAGGACGGACCTACCGTCATCGCAGGATATGGAGACTATTACTGATGAGTAGATTTTTCCTAGTGGACGCGCCAGCTCTCGCCCCCGGTGCTTGCTGGTTCACCAAAACAAGTGACGGCCCGTTTATCGACACGGGTTACGACCTCAGCAAGCACGTTATTGACCGTGGACGGGTATACATCTCTGTGAGTGCCCTCCGCGAAATGGCGCAGGTTGCGGGACTCTTCGACGAAAAAGAACCCATTTCTGTCGAAATGAAGAAAAAAGAATGGTACGACACGGGTTACAACGATGCAATTAAGGAGCTAAAAACTGATGCTGTCAATAATTTTGTTGAGCGTGTTCTCGCTGGTCCTGTTAGCACTGCTGGTGCTGCAACACTGGTGGAACCAACAAGCAACCACACAGCTGCTGGAGCAGCAGTCCCAGACGTTGCAGATGCAACAGCAGGAGCACCAGAAGACGGTGCAAGCGTTGACGAAGTTGAACGAGAAAGCGCAAGCGTTGGTAGCGTCAAGCGACCCTCTCGCGTTTCAACAAATTCAAGCGATGACGCAAACTTTAGATTATAGTGGTTACCAGGACTACGACCCATCAGACGAAGCGGAAGCTGAGAGAATCGCAGCCAGGAACCCTAACCTTGCAGCAGGAGACGACTTAGATGCCCAAGACGCCCGACAGTTATTCGTCGAACTCACTGGAGTTGACCCAGAGTTCTACGGTAATTAAATTACCTGAGGACGGGCTTAACATTGAGAAGTACCGTGAAAGCGAGGAAGCTCGTAAGCTTGTCGCTTGGGTACAGTCTGAATGGGCTAAAGCTAAGACTGCTCGCACACAGAAGCAGTTGCAGTGGTTTAACAACATGTCCATGTTTTATGGGCACCACTGGGTAGAGCAGACTCGCGGTAACTTCCCTGAGGATTACCGGGACAAACTGTTTACCCCGCGTAAGCCGTACTACCACCAGCGGAAAACCATTAACCGTATTCGGTCTTATGTTCGGTGGGAAATGTCGAAGATGCTCTCGTCATTTCCCACCGCTCAAGCCATTCCTGCGTCCAGTGAGGATGAGGACCAGCGGGCTGCGTTTGCGGCTGAGCAGGCGTGGACTTCGATTAGTGAAGCTAAGAAACTACGCCAGCACATGTCGAGGGCTATCTGGTGGACAATTGTTACAGGTAACGGTTTTCTGAAAACCCACTGGGACCCCACCTGTGTCGATAAAGTGTCGGGCGAGATGGGAGACATCAAGTATGGGCACGTTACGCCGTTTCACCTCTTCGTTCCAGACATCCGCGAACAGGACATTGAGGACCAGCCGTTTGTTATTAATGCGTATACGAAGACTGTGGAGTGGGCTGAGTACTATTTCGCTAAAGAGCTTAATGGAATTAAGTTGGCTGCTAGTACTTCTAGCGCTAACCAGATTCTTGATGAGGCTTATCTCAACCTGGGCCACAACAAAGCACCGGATAGCGTCATTGTTTACGAGACTTGGGTAAAGCCGGGCGCAACCAAACTGCTCCCCCAGGGTGGTGTCATCATCAGCATTGATGACATCCTCATCAGTGTGTACAAAGACGGTTTCCCTTACGGTCACGGAATGTACCCGTTCACCAAGTTTGAACACATCCCCACCGCAACGTTCTACGCTGACAGCCCCATCGTGGACCTGTCGCAGCTCCAGAAAGAATACAACGGTCTCCGCTCCGAGATTTCTGAAGCCGGACGCCGCATGGCTAAGCCCCAGCTGATTGCACCAATGGGTTCCATTGTTCCATCTAAGCTGACGAACGAGCCTGGCCTGGTCATTCAGTACAAGCCTGGTATGGCACCACCTCAGCCGTTGCCTTTGTCGCCTCTGCCTCAGTATTACCTGGACCAGCAGGACCGTGTGTTGACTGACTGGATTGATATTTCTGGTGAGCGGGAAGTGTCGAGGGGTGACACACCTCCTGGTGTTACTTCTGGTACTGCTATCTCATATTTGCAGGAAGCATCCAACCAGTACTTGACGCCACAGTTCCAGAGCATTGAGTCTGGTATTGAAAAGATTGCTACACAGACTGTGGAGTTGTTTGTGCAGTATGTTGACTTGCCCCGTAAGATTCGCACCATTGGTGCTGATGGTGCTTTCGACACCATGCTCCTCAAGGGTGCTGATGTTGCTTCTGGTACGGACATTCGTATTGAGCCTGGCTCCAGTTTCGCTAAGTCGAAGGCTGCTCAGGAAGCCCGTGTGATGGACATGTTCGCTGTGGGAATTATTGACCAGCCGACAGCTGTGCGCATGCTTGAGGTTGGTGGTGTTCAGAAGGTTATGGACACGATGAACGCTGCGGAGCGTAAGGCTCAGCGTGAGAACATCAAGATGAAGATGCTCACGGAGGAAGAAGTTGAGATGAACCGGATGGAGGCTATGCAGGAGATTATGGGCAGCCTGCCTCCTGAGGCTATGCAGGACCCTGAGATTATGGCTCAGATTGAGAACATGCCTGCACCGTCTGTGGTTCCTGTCGACGACTTTGATGTGCATGAGGTTCACATTGAGACGCACAACAAGTTCCGTATGTCTCAGGAGTATGAGATTCTGTCGGATGCTATTAAGGCTCAGTTCGCTGAGCATGTGGCAATGCATGAGCAGGCGT